ATGCTTGGGAGATTTGGAGGCGGGTACCGGAATCGAACCGGTCTTCACGGATTTGCAATCCAGCCTGTTTCGCAAGAAAATCAAAGGGGAACTGTTTCAAAACAGGCCCAGACAAAGCGTGAACTTTCGGAGAAAGTTTCAAGTGCCCATCTGACCGGCGCAAATGAAAACCCCGGTGCGCGTGCAGGCGCAACCGGGGCCAAAAGCTTGGGTCAAGAAACCACTGGCAAAAGATACCGCAGCCCGTCCCGCAACGCAATCTCTGCCTTTGCCAAGCCCGCGCACAAGAGCGCCTCGAAGCTTCTCGGCTATGGCCTGATCCTCGACACGCCCGAGGCGTGGCAGGCGGTGGCAAGCGTCTGGGCGGTGCGGCTGACCACGGGCGAGCGGGCGGCAATTCTCATGGCCGCGCTGCACTCTCTCAAGCCTGATCAAGCTGCGGCGATCATCGACCACGCTTTTGCGGGGGTGCTTTCGTGATTGCTATCGAGGAACTCGAAGCCCACGGGGTGCGCGTCTTTTGGGTGACATTCTGCGGCGACTTCCTGCGCGAGTTTGCGACCCGTCGCGAGGCGATTGAATACGCCCGTGCCTCGACCGCAGGCGTTCCCTATCTGCTTCATTCCGCCAAGGTGCTGCCCTTCGCCAAGCGGGGGGCCGCGTGATGGAAGACGGCATCTTCAACACGCCCGAGGCACGGCAGGCGCTCGAAGACTGGCGCAATGAGCGCGACCGCCGCGAGGGTGTGACCTCGACCCGCGCGCCGCTGCGCCAAGTCCACCCCCCACCGGATAGCACCCCGGCAGGCTGCGACGATGTTCCTCTGACCCCGCTGGACGCTTACGGCGACATGGGCGAACCGGCGCGGGGTGAGGCCAAGGGAAGCCGGTTCAAATGTGCCGCTGACCTCGAAGGGCTTGAGGTGCCGGAACGCAAATGGCTGGTGCGCGACTTCATTCCGGGCCGCGAAGTCACCCTGCTTTATGGCGACGGCGGCACCGGCAAATCTCTGCTCTCTGCGCAACTGGCCTGCGCCGTCGCCCTCGGGCGTCAATGGATCGGGCGCGGTGTGACCGAGGGCCGCGCGGTGTTCCTGTCGGCAGAAGACGAGCAAGACGAGCTGCACCGCCGCTTCGCTGACATTGTGCGCAGCGAGGGCGCTACGCTGGCCGACCTCCAACGCCTGACATATGCCAGCCTTGCGGGCGAGGATGCGCTTCTGGCGCGCGCGGATGGGGCAGGAAAGCCGCTTATCCCCTCGGGCCTGTATGATGAGATTCGGGCGATCCTGACCGACCTCAACCCCGCGCTTCTGGTGCTCGACACGCTGGCCGATCTGTTCCCCGGCAACGAGAACGACAAGGCGCAAGTGCGGCAATTTGTGGGGATGCTCAAGAAGCTTGCCCTACAACATGACTGCGCAGTTGTCATGCTTGCGCACCCGTCGCTTTCGGGCATGGCGAGCGGTTCTGGCACCTCGGGCAACACTGCTTGGAACGGAAGCGCCCGTTCGCGGCTCTATTTCCAGCGCGTCATGGTAAACGGCGAGGAAGCCGACGAAGACGCCCGCATTCTGAGCAACAAGAAGCTGAACTACGGGCGCAGCGGGGCCGAAATCGCGGTGACGTGGCTCGACGGTGTTTTCGTGGCCGATCCGAGCGAAACCGGCCTCGACCGCATGGCGAAGGCGTCTAAGGCGGAACGGGTGTTCATGAAGCTGTTGCGCATGTTCACCGAGCAAGGCCGGAAGGTGAACAGCAACAGCGGGCCGTCCTATGCGCCGTCTCAATTCGCCTCGCACCAAGACAATGAGGGGGTGACGAAGGACGGCTTCAAGAGGGCGATGGATAGCCTCTTGAATGCCGGAAAGATCGCCATTGAGGCGGGCGGTTCGCCGTCCAAGCCGACCACCAAACTCGTTGAGGTGGCGAAATGAGCGGCCTTCATCTCCCCTTCATCTCCCCTTCATCTCCGGTTTTGGGCTGCTTCATCTCCCCTTCATCTCCCTTTCAATCCTGCTTCATCTCCCCTTCATCTCCCCTCCCCCTCTCTCCCCCTTACTACGTAAGGGGCTTTTGGGGCGCCCTTGGGGCGCGCCCCAACGCCTTGAAGGACACCCACCAATGACCCTCGCAAGCATTCAGCTTTCCCAAGCCAAACTTGTTGCCCGTGTGGATGGCGACGACGAAGACGCAGCGTTGATGCAGATGCTCGAAGCCGCTCAGGGCGATGTGCTGGCCGCTGCCAACTACACCGCGCCCGAGGATGGCGCGCTGCCCGATGATCTGGCCTTCGCGATCTATGACCAATGCTCGATGCTTTACGACAACCGGGGCGGGGCGACCGAGCGGGATAGGCCGCTTGGGCTGTCGCTGGCCGCGTCTCGCATCTGCGCGCGCTATCGCGGTGTTTCGCTGGGCGAGGTGCCGGAATGACCGAGGCCGCGACCAAGCGCCCGAGGGGGCGACCGCGCAAGAATGGTCCCAATGCCCCGGTTTCTGCCGAGGCCGGGACCGGCGGTCTGAGTTTACAATTCTCTCTCCTGAAAAAAATCCGGGGGAAAAATCGGGCGAACCGGGCGCTTGCCTTCCTTGCACAACTGCGCATCCCCGAGGGCCGCACGGCGGGAAAGCCGCTCAAGCTGGCCGGGTTTCAAAAGCGGTTCGTGCGCGGTGCGCTGGCCGATGGCGTCATGGTGGGCCTTTTGTCGATCGGTCGCGGCAATGCCAAAACCGCGTTGAGCGCTGGCCTGTCGCTGGCCGAGCTGGTGGGCGCGCTCGATGCGAAGCCCCAGCCCAAGCGCGAAATCCTCTTTGCGGCCCGCAACCGGGACCAAGCCAAGACCGCGTTCAACTTCCTTGTCGGCTACATCGAAGGCTTGCCCGAAGAGGATCAAGCGCTTTTCACGATCCGGCGCGGCTCAAAGCTGGAAGTTGAGTTTGAGGGCAACGGCGGCGGGCTGGCCCGCGTCATTGCTGCCGATGGCAAGTCGATCTTGGGCGGCGCTCCGACGCTGGCGGTTCTCGATGAACGGGCGGCATGGGAACCGGCCAAGGGCGAGACACTGGAAAACGCGATCCTGTCGGGCCTTGGCAAACGTGATGGCCGCGCGCTGATCATCTCGACCTCTGCGCCCGACGATACCAACGCCTTTTCCCGGTGGCTCGATGATCCGCCCCCCGGCACCTATGTGCAGGAACACCGGCCCGCCTTTGGCTTGCCTGCCGATGATCTGGAAAGCCTGCTCGAAGCCAACCCCGGCGCGACCGAGGGCATCGGCTCAACGCCCGATTGGCTTGTGGCACAGGCGCGGCGCGCGATTGCGCGGGGCGGTTCGGCGCTGTCCAGCTTCCGCAACCTGAACCGAAACGAACGGGTTTCGAGCGAAAGCCGGTCTGTTTTGGTGACGGTTGACGAATGGCTGTCGGCGGAAGTCTCGCCCGATGAACTGCCCGAGCGGGCGGGGCCTTGCGTGCTGGGCGTTGATCTGGGCGGCTCTCGCAGCATGTCGGCTGCGGCGTTCTACTGGCCCGAGACGGGGCGTCTTGAGGCCGTGGGCACCTTCCCCAGCACCCCCAGCCTTGCCGATAGGGGCGCGGCTGACGGCGTGGGCGAGCGCTATTCGCAGATGTTTGACCGGGGCGAGTTGACGGTTCTGGGCGAGGCGACGGTTCCCCCCGGCGCATGGCTGGCCGAAGTGGTGCGCCGCCTCGATGGGGTGCAACCGGCCTGCATCTGTGGCGACCGTTTCCGCAATGCCGAATTTGTTGAGGCGATGAACGCGGCGGGCCTGTCGCGGGTGCCGTTCATCTGGCGCGGCTTCGGGTGGAAAGACGGCTCCGAAGACATTGAGCGATTCCGGCGCGCGCTGTTTGACGGCGAAATCTTTGTTGCCCCCTCCATGCTTCTGCGCAGCGCCTTTTCGGATGCAATCACGCTGGTTGATCCGGCAGGCAACCACAAGCTGGCGAAGGCCCGAAGCCTTGGCCGGATCGACGCGGCGGCGGCATCGGTGCTGGCCGTGGCGCAGGGCGCGCGCATGAAGGCCACACCCGAGCGCAAGCCAAGGGTGGCATGGCTATGAGCAAGCGCAAGGAATATGCGCGGCACTCGAAGCGCGTCACCTCAACCCGCCGCTGGCAAGTGCTGCGGCACCAAATCCTTGAGCGTGACGGCTGGGCGTGCCGGTGCTGCGGTGAACGACGCCGCCTTGAGGTGGACCATATCCAGCCGGTTCGGCTGCGGCCTGATCTGGCCTTTGATCCGCGCAACCTGCAAGCGCTCTGCCCGCGCTGCCACACTCGCAAAACCCGCATCGAATGCGGGCACAAAGAGAAATCCCCCGAGCGCAAGGCTTGGGCGACTGCCGTTGCCGATCTGGCAGCGGAAACCCTCCCCCTCAGTGAAGGAAACGACCATGCTTGAAAGCGTGAAAATTCAGCGTCGGCAATCCGAGATCCGCCAAGCCCTTGCGGGCCTTGTCGGCAAGGCGACCCCGACCGAAGACGAAACCCGCTCGATGGAAAGCCTCGATGCGGAATATCGCACCAACGAAACCCGCTTGCGTGCCAGCCTCATTGCCGAGGATACCGAGCGCCGCGAGGCCGGGGCCGATCTGGAAACCCGCGCGGGCCGCGAATGGTCCGACCTGATCGCGGGCTTTCAAATGCGCCAAGTGATCGGGGCCTTGAATGAAGGCCGCGCGCTTGAAGGGAAAACCGCCGAAGTCGTGGCCGAGCTGCGCAACGCGGGCGGTTATCGCGGCATTCCCGTGCCGCTCTTGGCGCTCGAAGCGCGGGCCGGTGAAACCGTCTCGACCGGCACGCCCGACCCGATGCAAACGCGCCCGATCATCGACCGGCTTTTCCCGGCGAGCGTGGCCGCGCGCATGGGTGCCCAGATGATCGCTATCGGTTCCGGTGCTGTCGAATGGCCGGTTTCGACCTCTGCCGTCACGGCGGGCTGGGCGAACGGCGAAACTGGCAACATTCCCGACCCGACCGCCTACGGCACCATCGACAAAGCGCTAGCCCCCAATCAGACGATGGGCGTTCAAATGCGGGTCACCCGCAAGGCGCTCTTGCAATCGGGCGAGGCTCTGGAAGCGGCGATCCGGCGCGACATGAACGGGGCGATGGGCGCGGAACTTGATCGCGCGATCTTCCTCGGCACCGGCGCGGATGGGCAACCGCTGGGCGTGATCACCGGGGCGGCGACCTATGGCATCACCTCGACCGCGGTTGATGCTGCGGCGTCTTGGGCGACCTATCGCAGCGCCGTGGTGCGCTTCATGGCGCGCAATGCCGCCTCGACCCCCGCCGATGTGCGCGCGCTGATCCGGCCCGAGGTCTGGGACTTCATGGAAGACCAATTGACCGCGACCTCTGCGCCGAAATTCGAGTTTGACCGCATGGCGGAAAAGATGGGCGGCATTGCCATGTCTTCGACCGCGCTGGCGGCTCCGACCGGCGACCCCTTGGCCTGCACTTCGCTTCTGACCACCTCGGCGGGCGGTGTTGCCCCGGTATTCGTGGGCATGTGGGGCGCGGTGGACCTGATCCGCGATCCGTTCAGCGATGCGGCCTCGGGTGGCCTGCGCCTGACCGCGCTGACCACGGTTGACACGACCGTCGCGCGCGGTGCGCAACTCGAACTCCTGACCGGCGTGCAGGTGGCGTGATGCTCTGGGGCGGAAATCTCGGGACGCTGGAAATTCGGGCGGAAGGTGGGGCAACTCACCTTTCGGCGCGGTTCCCCTATCAAGCCGAAACCGAACTGGCACCGGGGCGGCGCGAGGTCTTCGCCCCTCACGCCTTCCGGGGACGCATCGAAGCGGGCGAGGAAATCCACCTGCTTGCCCAGCACGATTACACCAAGCCTCTTGCCAGCACGGCGGCGGGCACGCTGCGGCTTCGCAGCACTGACCTTGCCGTAGAGATCGAAGCGACGGTTGACGCCTCGACCACCTGGGCGAAGGACTTCCTTGCCGCCCATCGCGCTGGGCTGATCCGGGGGCTTTCCCCCGGCTTCCGGGTGCCGAGCGGCGGCGACAAGGTGGAACGGCGCGGCGCTGATCTGGTGCGCACGGTGACACAAGCGGCGCTGTTTGAAGTCTCTGCGGTCACGGTCCCGGCCTATCCCTCTGCGCAGATCGAGGCGCGGGCATGGGAAACCCATCAAGATCGGCAGCCCTACCGGGGCGCGGTGAACCCCCTCAATCGGTGGAGGCTCTGACATGTGGCCTTTCAAACGCAAATTGGAAAAGCGCGATGTGGCGACCGGCTACACGGCGGCGATCTTGGCGGCGCGCGAATCCTATATCGCGGGCGTCTCTGGCATCGCGGAACTGACGGCGACGGTTCAAACCTGCGTCACGCTCTGGGAATCGGCTTTCGCTCTGGCCGATGTGACCGGCACCGACCTTCTGGACCGCAAGACGATGGCCCTCATTGCCCGCTCTGCGGCGATCCGGGGCGAATCGGTGTTGCTGATCCGGGACCGGCTTATCCCCTGCGCCGATTGGGATTTAAGCACCCGCGACGGCATCCCGCGCGCCTATCGCGTCTCCATCTCCGAAGCGGGCGGCTCGACCTCGCAAACCGTCTTGGCGGGTGAGGTCATTCACTTGCGGCTGGGTGTTGATCCGGTGGCACCTTGGACGGGGCAAGCGCCGCTGCGGCGGTCCAGCCTCACGGCGAGCTTGCTGCAAGAGGTGGAAACCGCGCTGCGCGATACATGGCAAAACGCGCCGATGGGCTCGCAGATCGCGCACATGCCCGAGGGCAGCGCTTCGGATATGGCGGCAATGCGGGCTGCGCTTAAGGGGCGGCGCGGGGCTTCGTTGGTTGTTGAAGGGGTGGCGCAGGCGACGGCGGCGGGCATGAACCCGAACGCTGGCAGATCGCCCGACCAACTCACGCCCGATCTGCAACGCGCCATGCCGGCCGAAACCCTCGAAGCGGCGCGGGGCGCGATCTGTGCGGCCTTTGGCGTGCTTCCCGCGCTGTTCAGCCAAGCCGCTCAAGGGCCGCTGGTGCGCGAGGCGCAACGGCATTTGGCCGGGTGGGTGCTGCAACCGATGGCCGAACTCTTGGCCGAGGAATGCCGCGAAAAGCTGGGGTCCGATGTTCTCATTGATGTGGGCCGACCGCTGCAAGCCTTCGATGCAGGGGGCCGCGCGCGTGCGCTCTCGCAGCTGATCGAGGCAATGGGCCGTGCCAAGGAATTGGGGCTTTCCCCCGACGAACTGGGCGGCGCGCTCAAGGCTGTGAACTGGGGCGGCGGCGACTCGCTGGCGTGATCGAATAGGGGGTGACGCCCCGGCGTTCGCAGTTTGCGCCAAAACGTCCCGTTACTCGGTGAGTGGGTAAACCCCGAGATAGCGCGGTCCCTATCCTTTCATCTCGGGGGCGCGGCGCAGATCGGCACGGGTAGCACCGGGGCCGATCATAAGGCCGGGGCCGCGCGCGCTGTCCCGGCCTTAGTGAGCCCTCGCCGTGATCTTCCGAACATACTCCGCATCATTCAGGCGGTCTTCGAGATCATCAATCGTGAGGCAGTGCTTTCCGTTCTGGTCATAGCCGTCAAGAAGATTGCTGCGGTTGTAGTCTGACAGAATCCAGAACTTGCCATAGTCCGGCGCCATTTCGTCGCGCACGCGAGATTTTTCGATTCGAAGGCCGATGCGCTCCGCTTTGCGCCTAAGTTTGTTTTCCCGCACTTTGTCCTCCATGCAAGGCCGCTCCTTATGCTGGAAATGATGCTTGACGTGATTCTGGAAGTCAAGCTAGGAATGATGCTGAAAGCTATACTCAAACAGTGGAGAAAATGCAATGACCGAACAACGCGCCTGCGCGACCGATGAAGTTTTGCACAGGATCAACGATGCAAGGGACGCCCTGCACGACGTTCGCAGCATCGTCACCCTAGTAGAAATGGCAACGGAACATAACCCGACCGACGAAAACAACGCCATTTCATTTGCTTGCGCTCAGGCTGTTAACAAGGTTGACGACATATGCGCCCGTCTCGCCCTTGTTGCCGATCTGGTGAAAGGCGGTGCCCAATGATCACGCTCGACCAACTGCGCACCGCTGACCCGCGCGATATTGCCGAGCCTCTGGCCTATACCGTCTCGGCTTTGATCCGCACTGCGCGCCTTGCCCTCGAAAACGAGACAAGCGGGGAGGATGCGCGCCATGAAGCGGCAACCGTGCTGGGGCTTGCCGAGGAACTTTCTCACGCCCTCGGGAACAGTGCCGAGGGACTGCAACGCGAGACTAAGCGCGGGGCGTGGGCGGTGCAGCCAGAGGCGGCGGCGTGATGGAACTTACGGAATGCGCCCGGCGTTACCCGGGCGCATGACCTTAAACGCGATCAAGCGGGCTGGGATCGGCCAACTCAATTAGCAGGGCACAGTTTTCGTGCCCGTTGCCGTAGATATGGAAATGCCGCTGCGTCACGACATAAACCCTATCGCCGGTTCTACCTTCTTGCAGTCGGTCCCCAACCGCAGGAGGGCAGTAGCTATAGTGGTCGAACTGATGAAGCGGCGCCGGGTCGTAGGCCCCGCCGGGGTTGTCAATGAAGCAGCGGACAAAGAAGGGCTGCACTTTTTGGGTCGTCATGATTCGTAGTCTCCGTCATTTGTGGCAATCACGAATGAGGCTTGCATGATCACGCCATTCGGTCTAGTCTCAAATGGAAATCTGGAGATCGAGACATGACTACCCCCGGCGAAATGGTGAAGTGCGCGGCGACTACCCTCGGGGTTCCTGAGGTGACCTTGACGCAGATCGACCGTGAACTTGTATCGCATGGCATGCGGACCAAGGGAGGGCGCGGCAAGAGCGCCGCAAAAATGGGCTCGAATGATGTAACGAACCTGCTGATCGCAGTTTTGACCGGCGCCCTCATCAAAGATGTTGCCGAGATGGCAAGAGAATATTCTGACCTCCCCGTTTCCTCTGGCGATGGGAAATGGTCTCTTGCCGACTTTCCGCTTCCATCTGTTCAGTCGCTTCCACCCGATCACACTTTCGGGCAGGCGCTGCGGGCGTTCATTGATGCGGAAGTGAACCGTGAAATTGACGCGGCTCTCCAAGGAGTGCAGCCATCAAAAGTTGGCGATTATGTGATGCCGCGCCACTTGCATCTTGAATTTCGTCTGCTGACCCCTCTGCCGAGTGCCGCGATTACCCTCATCGTGGGGGGCGAGTTCAGAGAGGAGCACCACTATAGCTTGAATGTTCCTAACACTACGGACGAGGCAATACTCTGGGCAGAAGGCTTCATAAAGCAAGGACGCGGTGGCGACATGCGTCGAATGCAATGGTTCTCGTGGCGAACAATCAAGGCGATGGCGAAGTTTCTCCGGGGGGAGGAATAAGCCCACATGGCGCGTCACCCCCAAACTCAAGCCAGACAGAATGCGGTGGCATTGATCCAAGCCGCGCGTGAGGCGGGGTGGGCGCGTGCGCGATTTGAGCTCAAGCCAGATGGCACCACGGTCATTGATGCCTCGATGGCCGAACCGGACGGCGGCGATGACTTCCTGAGTGGCGACTTGAGGATGGGCAAATGACCAAGACCGACCTGCCCAAATACGTCTACGCGGATCGAGGCTATGTGAGATTCATTCGTCGGTCCCGCGGCCAATCCGTGATGATGAAAGAAGAGCCCGGAACGCCGGAGTTTTACGAGCACTACAACCGCCTTTTGAGGGGGCGTGAGCCGGTTTCGGCAAAGCGGAACTTCGAGGCGCTAATTCTCAGTTATTTTGAAAGCGAGGCTTTCAAGAAGCTGAAGCCGCGCACCCAAGCGGATTACCGCAAATACATCGAGCACATCCGCAGGATCTGGGGCACGAAAGACCCGGCCAAAATCGAGCCGCATCACATCTATGAGCTGCACCGCGCCAATGCCGAGCACTGGCGGCAGGCGAATTACCTGGTGCAGGTGATGGTTGTCCTGATGAACCACGCGCGGCTGATCGGCTTTCTCAAGAAAGAGCACGGCAATCCGGCCAAGGGAATCCCGCTGTTCAAGCAGGAAAGCGACGGTTGGGAGCCGTGGCCGGATGATGTGCGGGCCGAGTTTGAGGCGGTGGCGTCACCGCGCGCACGGCTGGTCTATGAACTGTGCATCGGCACTGGCCAACGGATCGGGGACATACTCAAAGCGCGCTGGGGGCACTTCGAGGGCGGGTGCTACGACCTGACCCAAGGTAAGACCGACAAACCGATGTGGATACCGCTCACCAACCGCCTCAAGGCGTATTTGGCGACGGTCGAAAAGCGGGGCCTTGCCGTCGTCACCGATAGAGCTGGGCGTCCCGCCAATTATCGCGCGGTGAACGACGAAATGCTGGCCGTGCGGGCCAAGATGCAGCACCCCGACAAGGCGAAGTATGTAACCCACGGTCTGCGGAAGAACGCGACAATCGAGCTTTACTTAGCCGGAAACGACGACGAGCTGGTGAAATCAGTTACCGGACATTCGAGCGTGGAAATGCTCAAGAAGTATGGAGGGCAGATCCGGCAGCGGGAGCTTGCCACGCGGGCGCAGGAAGCCCGGAATCGCATGGAACAGAACAAGCCCGGAACGTGA